ATAAAGATTCCGATCAAGGCATCCCGATCAGAATCGTCGATCTCTGGGTTTGTTAGCTCATAGGTAATCGATTGCATCATTGCCAGCGGATAAGCTCGCAAAGATAGATAAAACGCAGCTTGACTTTCAGCGTCAGCGGCATTGTGCAAAGTTGTCTGGATGATTTGGGACAAGCGACCAAAGATTGAAATCGAGGTCAAATCCTCATCAGACTTTTCGCTCGATGATGTTGCGCCATATTGGACGGTAACGGAGTTTCGGACGTCACCTGCTCGGGTTTGGATCGAAAGTCCAGATGCCAAAGCCTGATTTGCTGAAACGTCGGTGTATCCATTAGCTGCCAAATAAGTTGATCGATGAGTTGAGTCAGCGTACGAAATTCGACCTTGACCATCCTCGTAAATATAGCCAAGCCCTGAAGTTGCCAGCCCCGAAACCAATGAATAAATATCGGTCCGATTGGACGTTCTTGCAGCAAGTTCATAATTGCCTGGGCGATCGACTTCGCCAAGTCCTACATTTTCAGCGTTTGCCCAAGTTGTTGTCGGATTATAGGTATTCCATTGAACCGCGGCAGCTACTTCGCTCCAGTTGTTAAGCAACAAATCTTGCAAAATATGATAAATCTGCGTTCCGTCTTTTGCTTTTGAAAGCGTGCCATCAGTCAAAGCTTTTGGCAAACGAGACAAAGCACCGGTGGCAACAATATTGACGCGCTGTGTATATCCGACCGATCCAACCTCAGCAATTTCGATTGCAAGATCAACGATAGTGCCACCAAAAATCGGCACGAAAATATTGCTCGAATCTTTAAGCTCGATCGATACTGAATTGTTAATCGTGAAAGCGACGTTGGTTTGATCGATGTTGAGCAGCTGCAAATTACAATAACCAGCCTGAGCCTGTTCATAAATATTTGTGCGACCAGAATTGATCGTCAAATTTGCCAGCACGAAATTCGTGTAACTGACACCATCGATTTGCACACGCCAAACTGGGTTAAATAGCGTCATTTATGACACCAGAGCCGTTGCGCCGCCTGTGCCACGATAGTAAGAATTATTGAGCAGATTTACGATCGTGCGCGCTGTGCCTTCGCTATCGAGTGCGCCATTGACGGTGATGTTGTACGTGTTACCCATTGCCCCAGCTTTATTCAATGGAATCACGGCTTCGGGACCCGCTTCACCGATCATCGCCAAAGTTGGTGATGTGACGATTCCACCCTTTGCCAGATATGGGATGTCTGGGAATATGTCTGGTGATGTCCAAGAATCGCCACCAATAATCGGCACCCACGATGGCACCGTAAATGAAATCTTGAAATCGAGTTTATTCCAAAGCCCGATAATCGTATTGATTGCAGCTCGAAAAGCATTAACGATCGGCGACATAAGAGTCGAAGCCGTATCAGATACATAATTGATCACGCTGGTAAAAAATCCCTTGACCTTTGTGAATCCTGAGCTGACAGCATCAGTCACGTTTGCCACGACTCCAATCAAAGCCGAAATTACGCCAGCAATACCGGAGATTGATGAACTAATAAATGTCCCGATGATTGGTGCAACATAATCACGAATAAAACTAGCAAATGCATAAAACGCGTCCGACAAAGGTTGCAATTTTTCTTTGTTGGCTGTTAAAGCTGTGCCGATTTGATTGAAGCCGTCGAATAAAGCCTTGATGATTGGTACAAGTGTGACATTCAAAATCGGGACGACATAATCACGGATGAAGTTGTAAAACGTTGTAAATGCTGGAATCAAAACGTTATTGAAAAAGTTGCCAAGAGATGTAAATACTGGCTGCAAATTGCGTCCAATTTCATCTGATGCACTTTGGATCGCTGGCACGACTTTATTGACAAATGCCGAAACAAGCGGCGTCACCGCATTGAGAATAAAAGAACCAACGGTTTCTTTGCCTTCATCGATGGCAATTTTGAGACGATCCATTTTGCCTTGAAATGTCTCAGCTTGAACCGATGCTTGATCTTTGAAAGTTGCAGCAAGAGCAGCTGTGGCAGCGTCGAAGTCTTTCGATTTGATGATATTGGCATCAATGGAGACGCCCAATTTGTTAAGAGCTGCAAAGTTGCCATCGTGAGCTTTAGCCAAAGCGTTTGATACGGCTTCGAGCGATTTACCCGAACCAGCTGCAATATCCAAAGCCAATGATTGAAGCTTCTGAGCTTCCTCGACGTCTTTAGTGCTTCTGACCAGTCGATCCAGCGACGGGCGAAGCTGATCATCGGTAACGCCGTACAAAAGTTCGCTTTTAAGGATTTGAGCTTCAACAGCCTTGATCTGGTCATTGCTCGCACCTACAACGTTGCGCAAAGTCGTTGCAAGACGGCTTTGAGCCGCTTCATCAGCGATTGCAGCCTTTACCCCATCAACGGCTAGTTTGACCGCGTACGCCCCTGCTGCGGCTCCTGCTGCGGCAAATGCCAAGCCGACCTTCTTGCTGAAATCACCAATTTTGGACGCCGATGATTTGACGTCATCATCAGCTTGAGCAAGCGATTTTTTGAGCTGATCTACGTCAGCAAGAATCGAAAGTTTGAGCGTTCTTGAACCAGTTGCCATCAATCCCACTCCTTCAAAATTCGACTAAACGCATTTTCCCATTCATTGATGATATAAGGCTGTTCGGCACGCAGAGTCGGATAGATGAACCATCCACGCGATCCGCGACCTTCACGACCCGACCAAACTGGAAATTGCTTGAATTTATTTGAGCCAAATTCATAACCGCCCCAAAGCATTTGAGTCGTACCGCCGCCGCTGAGTTTTTGACGTGCAAATCCAAAAGAAATGTCACCAGTCCTCGATGATTTGGAAACGACTGATCCCGCCGCGATCTTTGGTGCGACGTTGTTGTTTGAATTACTAGCTGCGCTTTGAATCTTGCCCTGCAAGTAAGTCGCCAGCGCATTTGATTCGCGCTTGGCTTCGGCGACGGCTTGTTCGTCCATTGCCTTAAATGCGCCATAAACGGCACGCAAATCGGATTTATCGTAAGCGATGCTTTCCGTTGCCATCTGCACGCTCCTTCATGATCTCGATTCCAGTCAGAATATCGCTGGCATCTACCCATTCGCTCATAGGAATTCCTGTGGCGATAGCCAGTTCAACGATCGCGCGACTTAGGCTTCCGCGCTGGTGGCTTTTGGGTCGTTGTCCCCTGTGGTTACATCGACGACCGTTTCCATCCAAACTTCAAACGGTTTGACTGGCTTTCCAGCTTCATTGCGCTTCATGGCGTTATATGCCAAAAACATCAGATCAGAAATACCGATCTTTTCCTGCGCCTGTTGAATTGTAAAGCCAGTCTTGGATTCCCATTTTGCCCACTCTGGCGGCTGCGCCACGTAGGTTTCAGTTTGTCCACCGCTGTATTCGATTGTGATTGCTAGTTTCATTTTTGCTCCCGATTGTTTGTAATTAGTCTAAAGCTGGTGTCGTTACGCAAGTAAAAGCGAGTGATGCTGTCAATGCGTCTGGTGCAGTACCGCCCAAGTCTGGGAAAATTGGCTGCACGTTGAACACGTAAGCCACGCCATTTACTGTGAAAGTTACTGGCAAAGCTGTGTTTGGTGCTGATGCAGCTGCGCTCCATAGAGCTTCGCAAACTGAAGTCGCTGCGCCAAAGTCCTGCAAGAGTTCGACGTTAAATGTTCCCTGAGTATCGGTGGTGTAATACGCTTTTCCATCGAGTGTCTGGTACGTATTTACGGTCGAATCGATTGTCAATGTTGCTGATGTTGCCTGAGCGTCGAAATTGTCACCATCAATCGTGAAAGTGATGTCTCTGCCCGTGATGATTGATGTTGCCATCTCTGGTCTCCTTAGTTGTTTTCCTGTGTGTAATATGTCGAAACTGAAATGTCAGCCATTAAGAATGACCCAGTACCGACGTTGATGATCGCTGGTCTTTCGACATTCCCGACCACGTATCCCGCTGGCATTGCACCGAGAATCTGAATCGCTAGTTGCTCCAATCCATCGAGCGCACCAGCGTTGTTGTTATAGGCGACAACCGCCGAAATAATAAAATTGATCTTGACCTTTGTGACTGATCCATTGACCAAAGTGCTTTCAAGATATGGCGAATCTGCCACAATAACGCACGCTGGAGCGATGATTGTCTCTGGTGGAGCTTCATAAACTGATGCAGTCACACCAGCAAGCGCAGTTGCTAACGGTGCGCGAACCTCGGATTGGATGGTCATTGTGCCATCGTTTCAACATCTAAAAACGGACTTAAAAGCCCGACGACACGGCTCTGGAGTGATCGCCCTAAAATAAATGGCTGCGGGTTAAAGTTCTCATTTGTTGTCATATTCCCTGATGCCGTTACCGATTGAAATACCTCGACGGAAACGACAAGAATGGCAGACTTAACTGGTGCGACGTTTGCATAAAGTTCGGCAGCTGATGAACCTTCGAGCGTTGCTGTACCCGCTGGAATGATTGCATAAGTGACGCGATCTGCTTCATCGAGTTCAAAAGAAAATTCAAATGCGTTGTAAGAATGAGTTGAAATATCGTACGTGCCATCGATGACGTTGCCGCAACCAGCCACCACGACCGACTGACCCACCGCAAAATAATTTGGTCGCAATGTCGTGCAATATGCAACCCCATCCTTGATGCGAGTCGATGTGATGGCTGACTGGTATTGCGTCAATAAAGGCAAAATCGTAAGTTCAGCCGAATCGATAATTTGATCCAGATAAACGTCAGAATATAAAGATTCAGAGACGCCAAGCACGCTACGCAGCTCATCGGCTGTGATGATATTTGGCATCTCTGATCTCCATTCTGCTCGACTGACTCGGGAGCGAATCAGTCGATGTTTAATTGTTCGGAATTAGTCCTTGTCGAACGCGTATGCGCCCGCGCCGATCTTGGTCGCTGTTGCGCCGTATCCGTACATCAGGATTCCGATTGATCCGTCTGAAATGACGTTTGTGCGAAGCTCTAAACGTGGAGATTCGTACCATGTGAAAGCATCACGGTTGATGACGTACATTGAGTTGTCGCCTGTGCCTGATAGCGCAGTATCAACCCATAGATCGATTCCATTTACTGAACCGCGCAAGCTGCGTGGCTGTGCGTTACCAGCTGCGTTCTGTGGCTGTAATGCGTTGTAAATTGGGCGTCCGTCGACGTTGAATGACATGATGCGTCCCCACATTTGTGGAGAAACGACGATTGCATCAGCAAACTTGAAAGTGTTTGCATAAACTGAAACAGCACCAGCTGAAACCCAAGCAAGCAATTCTGCCGCTGTGATATCTGTGCCGTAACCTGTTGCAGTCTTTGTTGCACTAGCAAGAATCTGTGCTGAGTTGTAGGCGTTTGTTGCGCGTGCATATTGCGCTGTTAGATTTGAGATCAATTCTGAGTAAAACAATGGATCTGAACGATCTGCAAGTTCTACTGACATGACCTGTGAACCCTTGAATGACTTCACATCAACATCAATGAAATCTGTGTGCATTTCTGTTGGTGTAACTGCTTGCAGTTCATCGATTTGTGCAACCGCTGGCAGTTGAACGATCTTTGGAATCTGAAAAACAAGTCCTGCATCAGGCAAAGTTCCTGAGCTGATCGAATCAATAGATGCTCTCACGTTATCTGCAAGACCATTCACTACTTCACGAAGCTGACGAGTTGGGATGAGTCCAGGGTTATCACCTGTGCTTGTCGCCGCTGCGATAAATGCGCGTGA